CACCATAACCCTGTAATCCATCTTTTACATTTAAAATTGTTCTGGGGGCCATCTCCAAAGAAAGAGCTTGTATTTCTGGAATACCCTGAAAACTCGGAACATTAAAAAATTGAACAATAAATCTATTGGCTAATTGAAGACCTTCGTGGCGGTCAAAGTAATTTTTGATTGTCTCTATGGAGTTTGTTGTGTTAAATATGCTCATTGCTGAATATTTCTTTTTCTGTTAGTATTTTGAATACCATGTTGTTCTTTTTGCAGTATCCCTCTGCTGCTTTCCATTTTGCTTGATTCGTTATCCAAGTTATCTTTTCTCTCTTTGATGCATTTTCTTTTAAGTAAGTCTGCTTTTTTGGCTTTACTTCAATCATCCAAACTTGGATTCCATCTTTGTTTTTAAACTCAATCAAAAAATCTGGAAAATAGTTGTGTATTTTTGTGTCTAGTGGATTTAGGTATGGTATTGCAATCTCCTCAAAAGACCATCTAAGTATCGATGCGTTTTCATCACAAAACTTACAAACATTTCTCTCCCACAATGATCTACATACAATTTTTGAATGATCACCAATATATTTTTTAACATTTATTGGTAAAAACCTTGTTTTGTAGGCCATATAAAATATTTATCATAAATATTTCATATGCCGGTTTATTATCAATATCCTTCTACGGTGCCATATATCAATGAACAACCATTTTGGTTGAATTTTTATGTAGCGCCATATTCTTTAAAGAATACTGAAAGAACCCGGCCATCTATTATTCAGCGAAGTTTTGCACAATTGATTTTACCGCTACCACGCGACGTTGGATATTCCATGACGCATGAGTTCGGAGAAACCGCAAGAACGCCTATAGTAGCCTCTAACGTGGTTGACAGCAGTGTTGCGAACAATGGCGGTAACAGAAATCGAGACCAAATAAGACTAAGAGAAGATTTTGCTGCCTCTGCGTTTATTGGTGAATATAATGCAGCAACATCTACATTTAGAAGATTTTCCAATATTACAGAATTGACTATGGTGACAGAGGCAAGAAAAAGATATTCTTTTGAGTATCTTTTAGTTCCAAAAAATTCCACTGAAAGTATTGCCATAAATCAAATTGTTGGAACATTTCGTAGGTCTTCTTATCCTACCGTTGCTGGAGGATTACCAGAAAGAACTTATCCACAAAATTTATGGACTTTGACTGTTTCAAAGAATTCCGGGTTTTCAACTTTCTCTAATGACTTGACTAGAGATTGGTTGGGAGAACCATTACCATGCGTTTTAAGAACCGTGACAGTCAAGAAAAATGATAGAGCTGATCCAGTTGTTAGAGTCTTACCAGATGGTTATTCTAACCTAACACTTCTTGGATTGGTTTTTGAAGAGTTTGAAACAGGATCATTTAACGGAACAGAAGTTAAATCTAAATCAGAAATTTCTGCTGACAGTTTTGGAAATACACCGATTACATAACGATGAAATACTCAAGTAACCTACCAATAAGAAATTATGAAACAAGCATAGGGACATTTACTATGGTTGATCTATGCACTTATTTCACTGTCAATGAGGTTAATATGGAGAAGTCCAACTTTAACCTAGACAGATCTACGACTTTGGTAGAAGCAGCCTATCAAGTTTATCAAGACGTAGATTCTTTTTGGTTATTTTTGTTTGCTAATAAAAAAATAAACCCATTTAATTTAGCCAACGACAGTAATACATTAAATACAAAAAAGAATCAGTTACTTACTGGTGTGGCTGCTAAAAATGAATTTAGTGTTTTTGATTCTATCTTTTTGACGGGATCTTTAGTTGTTCCTAAAACAAATAATACTGGAAGTGCATGGAGTTACGGAAGCACCGGCAACTTTAGTTTAACTGGTGGATTTGCCGTAGTTGATGAGTTTAATCCTTTCTCCAAGAGATTTATTTCCAAAGAGCCAGTTGGATTTACTTATGAAGTATCAAACCCCATTACAGGGTTGGTTAAAGGATTTACAGGAAAATATTCTGGATATGATGCTGGAGTTACCGCTTTAGTCGGTGATGTTACTGGAAAACTTTCATTGCCTGATGAAATTTTGTATACTACTTCAGATACTAAAGAATTTATTAAAGTAAAATCTGAATATCCTCTTTACCAAAAAGGATCAGATCCCGGTTATAAACCATCTGCAGATACAGAGACACAAGTAACTTTTGAAGAAACAATAGATAACAGTTTTAACAATATTGAAATATATTTGCCCGCAACTGTTCAGTATTCTAATTTTACAAAAGTAACACAACAATACATTGTTTAATATATGACAAGTCTACCTTTAAACACCAACAATCTAAATCCTTTATATTCTAAAATTCGTGATATACGAATTAAAAACGATTCAGATAGCGAATTTCTATCACTCATGGATAGAAATAAAAACATTTATTGCCAATTTGAAAAGATAGAATTTTTGGAAAGTGTATTTGATATTTTTCCAAAAGGATCATTAATAGTCAGAGACACATCAGATATCATAACTTATATCAAAAGCAAAGGAATAGACACTATTGTAATAACTTATATTGATAATAGCGTACACTATTATTCAATAACTAGCACAACTTATTTAAACAATGCTGCGACAGAAACAGATGAAACATTCGTATCGATAAACTTTACAAATCATCTTTATAAATTTGCTGAACAAAACTCACTGACCAATGTGATGAATAACCCAAAACCGTACATTGATAGAGTATCAGCACAAATCACAAAAGCAGTAACTGAAATAAATAACTTAATTGATTTTGAAAATAGTGATGAAGTAACTGCCGAAGTCGATGAAACAGAAAACTTTGCTTTATACAAGCCTTTGAATTCAATTGAATATCGAACAGAATTGCCCACAGATAATATTTTTCAGTATCTTTCATATCTAAGCACGGCAGCTATAGACAGAATAAATAAACTACCTAGATTTTTGTTTTGGACCGGATTTGACAACAAAGTTTATTTCAAATACTTTCATCAAAACCCAGATGATGATACAACACAAATTGCTTACTTAAATTCTAAAAATTTAAGATTTGCTGTATATGATAATGATAGTCCATCTCTAAGAATACCTAGAGGTGGTCCAATTTATAGAAAAATTTATGTTCTCACTTCAGATCCTGCTGATCAGTTCATTTCTAAAAAATATTTTTACGTAAGAAAAACACCAAAAATATTTAATACGTCTGCAACTAATGCAGCAGAAAAATTAATGTATCAGTTTCAGGATGAGGGTGAACGTTATAATATTGAAGTAATAAGTTCAGAAGGAATATTGGATAAAGTGCCGAAGGGTGCAAATGAGATGGTTTTTAAAGGCCACTGGGGTTATTATGATGCGCTTAACACACTTGACCAATTAGCACAACCAACATTAATTGGAAAACAATTTGGCTCGGAATCTGAATATTTAAATGTTGATTTTATGGGATTACAGTCAGCATTTCCATTTGTGGATAATCCGGAGATGTGGAAACATCAGTATGATTTAACTCCACTGCATCCAAATCTACCAGGAACATCTTTTGCTCCAAATACAAACAATCTTCAAAGAATACTTAATATTAGGTATGATGTTTATCTATCAACTTTAGGACAATCCAATCAATTAAAAAGAATAAGAGAAATTGAAAGACAAAACTTTGTATCATACGTATTATGTTGTTTGGCTGAAGAAGAGGATGCCGATGAAACCTTTTTTGCAGCAATTACTGGCTATGAACCAGACCCATATCCATTTTATAAATTTGAACCTGATTTTTCTGAAGAAAGATATGGAGCTAATGATGAGCCGTTAGTTTATAGGTATTATTGGAGAAGACTTAATTTACAAGTTCCTTCTTTAATTCCGTTACCGGGAAATTCAAACAACAATCCATTTAGGGGATTTGAAAATAATAATATATGGGCATTAGATGCAAATGATGGGACAATTTCTACAGATCTTACAACATTTGCTTTTAATTTGAATGAAAGAATGAATGTGTGGTATGGTCCACAAACAAACAGTTATTACGCACCCGGATGGCATGCAGATAGCATAGTTCTAAATGAATTTTTAGATGTAAAATATCGTCCTATAAGTCAAAATACCGGAGAATTGGATACTAGTGTTATAAGCACAACAAATAAAAGACATATAGTAAAAATGACAAAAACATCTATACGCAAACTGTTAAGAAATGCTGGCGAAACAAATCAAGACGTATTAGATTACTACGCTAATAGATATTTGTATACCTTTGATGCTCAAAACATTGTAGATGGAAAGTGTCCACCACCGCAGCAGTGAGGATAATACATTATGGCAGATCTAGTTCCAAATCAAATTAAAACAATAGGCGCATCAAAAGTAGTTTATGCCAATAATACTCTATCATCTAAATCAGAGTATCTTTGCGCTAATGCCGATCTTACTAGAGGCATAACCCACCAACCTTCCTCTTTGAGTGAATGTTTTTCACGCTTTCCAAATATATCTACGATTGCAAGTCAATTAAATGTTTCTTCAACACCTTGGACTGGCCCAGCAATACCAGCAGGAAATCCACCTCTAATATTTGATCCTCTTCTGGGTATTACAGCAGAAGAATGTGAAAAAGTTAGAACAACTTCTGGTTTAGGTGCAAGTTGGCTTGGCTGCTTATGGGGATCACCAATGGCTCCGTTTAGTTGCACGTGCCCAGATATAGGAAGCAATTACTTAAATTATCTAAAATTAAGATTGAGTGTGGCTACTTTTTGGAACACACCTGTAACAGTTCCCCCACAAAGAAATGAGTTTTTAGATTCGTTAGAATACAGTAAAAAGGTCACCATAACTATTGCTGGTAATTTTGATATTAAACCCGGTAATATAGTTGAACTAAGAGTAAACAGCATGGCGGCATATCCTGCGTTGGGTGGAACTCGCTCTCTGCTCACAGACAAGTATTATGTTCTAGTAGTCAAACATACCATTACAAATGGTGGTGTTCATGAAACAAATTTAACCGTGTGTAAAATTTTAGAAAATGAAATTGGAACACCTTAATTTTTGTCTCTAAATATTAAGAATGGCGACCAAAGATTTTAATATTTTAGGACAAAGAGTAAATTCTACCAATAACAAAAAGGATATTTCTTTTGTTACTGGCTATAACTCTTATGTTCAAAAAATTGAAAATGTTTGTAGATTACAGAAAAATGAAATACCATCCTCAGTTTACATGGGAGTTGATTATTACATATTTTTGTTCAATCCTGTTTCAAATAAAAACATAATGGAACAGGCCATTGAAAATAGTATAGTAAATGCAATTTACGATATACAAAATGTTAATGTGGAAATAACAAATTATACCGAATCAACCGTAACTATGAAAGTTACATTTACACCTTCAAAACTTATCAATAAAAATCCAACTACCTGCCAGATTGAGGTATCTTTACTATGAGCCTAAATTTTAAAAATTTAAACGTAGCTTCATTAGATTATAGTGAGATTATATCTTCTATGAAAGCTTTCCTGCGCCAAGAGCCAACTTTAAAGGATCTTGATTTTGACAACGAATCAAGCGCTATTAGCCTTTTGTGCAATATACTTGCAACAGGTGTTGCATACAATGGTGTTTATGCCCAGTTTGGCTATCGTGAATCTTTTTTAAGCACAGCAAATCTATTGGAGTCTATAGTTGGATTGGCTTCAAATAGTTCTGTACTACTTGAGGTAAAAAAATCAGCAGCAACTAGTAGAAGCGTAACTATTTCAGGTACGACTTTAAGTGCGTATAGTCCATTTGAAGCAACGGCAATTGACGGCAGTAATATCTTTTTCTTTAACGTAAGCGGTCTTTCAGCAGGCGTTACAGACACATTGACGCTTTATTCTGGTTATGAAGCCGTTCAATATACTGATTGGGATTTTAACACTCAATCAATTGTGTTGCCTTTAACAGTAGATCCAGCCACAATAACACTTTCAACAGTGGATGTTTATGGTGCAGAAACAAAATGGACAAGAGTTGAAAAATCTGATATAGTATCACCTGCAAATTCATATCACTTTACAGTGCTCAATACTGTTAATGGTTACTTGGTTACAACGAATCTTCCAGAATCTTACAGTATCCCAACATCAGATGTTGTATATGTAAAGGCTGTAGTTTCAAATGGAAGTATAGGCAACAGTGCAACAATTACTGCACCAAGTAATGTAACTTTCTTAACAACCACAACACCAAGCGGGGGTTACGACAGTCTTACACCAGAGTTAGCCAGAGCAAAGGTTCAGTTTGCTGCTACTTCACAACATAAATGTGTTACTTTGGAAGATTACGAAAATGCAATTCTAGCATCAAATATTAGTGGTACAGATGACATAAGCAATATAACAGTTGCAAACGGATCGGTTCCATGTCAAATAAAAATCTATGTTGCTGGACTTGGCGCATCTGAACAAACAGAACTAATGTTGTATTTGGGTCAAAGAGCGGTAGCAGGTATTAACCTAGTATATTCACTATGATTTTATTATTTAACCACATTCCAGTTACGCTTGAGGGAAAAATTAATAAAATGCTGTCTATTGCACAAGCAGCATATGGATCTGATTTTTACGATGTTGCTGGACAAAGATGGCTTGGTGACAACCTAACTGTAGATTCACTTTTTCCAAAGTGGATTTTAAAAGAAGCAAATGATGATCCAGATAACGTTTTAATTGTTGAGATTGTAAAGAGTTTCAATAGATGGCTATTCGATGTCGAGAGGGGCTATGGTGCAGCAGTTCCATGGGAGACTATACACGTTCCATCTAAATTAACTGATAAATTATTGTTGGGGTTGGCGGATCTATATTTCCCTCAATTTGATTTATCTGGGTCAGATTACTCAGATATTCTTCAAAACTTAAAAAAGTTTTCAATATTTGCTGATGAAAATTATTTTAATATAAAGGGAACTCCAGATGCAATTAGATATTTACTTACAACTCTAATTGGAATTCCTTACAATCAATGTGAAGTGTTTAGTGGAAGCCCAGGATTTTTGATTATCCGAGCAAATGTTCCAGATAAGTACAAATCTTTTTTAAACAAATGTGTGTATCCAGCTGGTGTGGTTGCTTTATACGAGACTCCTTAATGCTTACAAAAATAATGTCGTTTGCCATGGCTATTGCCTCACGTGGTATCAATAGCAAAAAAATTGACTTAGAAACAAAAAAATTAAGATATGTTTCTTGTTATGGAATAGATGATATTTCAGCATGTGAATTCTTACAAAAGAGTGAAAAATCAAAATTCTATTACTGTGGTAAATGTGGTTGTGGGGATCATTCACATACTTGGTTGCAAAAAGAAGATAATGATTATTCAAAACTAGATTATCCATATTTAACTTGTCCTTTAAAAATGCCTGGTTTTGACAACTATGACCCAGGATCACCAAAAGAATCATTAGTGAGAAAATCACTTATTGAGAATATGAATCCAGAAAAATTGAACCTAATTCAATTAACAATTTCTGTGGATGAGGAAAAACAAAAGATTTTTGAGACAGTATCTAAGATCGTAAAAAATTCATAAATATTTTTATGATCCCGGCTACCCGTCAAGAATTCATCGATTATTGCTACAGATCTTTAGGCGCCCCAGTAATTCAAATAAACGTAGACACTCAGCAGGCTGAGGATCGTTTAGATGAAGCGCTTGAATACATGTATGAACGTCATTTTGATTTTAACCACCGAGCATTGTTTTTATACAATGTTCAACAGCAAGACGTTCAAAGGGGCTATTTTGATACTTCTCAATTTGGAGAAGCAGTTGGTGCAAAAATTGTTGACATCGGTGGTGGAAATACTGCTGCATGGCCAATAGCATCGGATATAAGAACCATATCTAAAGTTTATAGACCATCTGATGTTTCTGGTGATTATATGTTTGATTTAAGATATCAATTGACTCTTTTTGATTTCTTCGGTCTTTATTTCAATCAAGGTGGATTGTACACGGGACCAATGGCCTCGTATATGGAATCTATGAGTTATCTAAAACTCGTAAATGACGTATTCAACTACCCATGTTCATTTACCTTCTCTAGAACAACACAAAGATTGTTTTTAGAAATGGAAACTAGTAAAATGATTGCTGGTGATTATCTTTTAGTTGAAGCATACGTTCAAATCGATCCATCAGAATTTGGAAGAGTTTGGGGGGACAGAGTGTTTAAAAAATATTACACTGCATTGTTAAAGAAACAATGGGCTCAAAATCTTATGAAATTTGCAGGGGTTCCCTTGCCGGGTGGAGCGCAGTTAAATGCAGCAGCAATTATGGCTGAAGCAGTAAATGAATTGAATCAAATAGAACAGAGTTTGTTGAAGACACAGGAACTACCACCAGATCCAATGATAGGATAAAATGGCGACTAATCCGTATTTTTCCAATTATAGAGCAGAACAAGATCTTGTTGAAGGAATAACAATTGAAGTTATAAAAGCAACTGGAACAGATTGTGTTTATGTTCCTAGAGAATATCTATCTATAGATAGAGTTTTTGGAGAAGATCCTGGAACTTCATTTAAAGAATCATATCCAATAGAAATGTATTTGATGTCTTACAAAGGGTTTGAAGGAACTGATGTGATTACACAATTTGGCCTTGAAATTAAAGATAAAGTTACTCTTGTGTTATCAAGAAAAAGATTTAAAGAAGAAGTCACATTAAAAAAACCATCGATAATTCGACCCAGAGAAGGCGATTTGATTTATTTTCCTTTAGCAAAATCTTTATTTGAAATAAACTTTGTTGAACACGAAAATCCTTTTTATCCACTTGGAAAACTTTATTCATACACTATTACCGCAGAATTGTTCACATATAGTTACGAAAAGATGAATACAAGAAACACCGCGATAGACTCGGTATACACAACAACCAAAGGCTTGTCTGGATCTGACATCATTCCACTCAATAACATTCTTGGAACAACAGCAGGCATCAACGACATTTTACAAACAGAAGCAGCAGGATATACATTCGATCCCAACAATCCGTTTGCCGCATGTGATTAATAAAAAATGGAGAAATCATGTTTCAATATTTTTACAATACAAGTTTAAGAAAATTGGTAGTGGGTTTTGGAACCCTATTCAATAGCATATATGTGCAACATGATAATCCAGATGATGCAAATAATCCAATAAAAATTAGAGTTCCAATAACATATGCACCTCAAGAAAAATTTATTCGTCGTTTGTTGGAACCATCTTCAATAACGGATGGGACAAGAATAGAAACCCAACTTCCAAAAATAAGTTACATAATGACTAGCGTTAGACCAGATCCTTCTAGAAGAAGAAATAAATTTTCTGCTCTTCAAGCTAGAAACGAATCTGGTGGCGTTTGCACAAACGATGGTTCTCAGATAAATGAACAAGTACCAGTTAATGTATCTTTTTCATTGTTTATTTACACAAGACACATTGACGACACTCTTCAAATAGTTGAACAAATTTTACCATATTTTAATCCAGATCACATAATAGAATTGGATTTAAATTCAGCTCAAAGCAATGTTAGAATACCTATTACAATGTTGGAAAATAATATAAGTGAACGATTTGATGGAGATTTTGCAAATCGTAGGTTAAATATTTCATCGTTGACTTTTATAGCAAAGAGTTATATATACGGTCCAGTTAGAGAAATGACTCTAATTGATGAACCTGGCAATGTGATAATTGAGGAACCATGAACATTAATAAAAATTTAGCGGCATTTTTTAACGTACCACAAGAAAATACACTGTCAAAACCAATATCTGGTGGAACATTTGATTCTCAAAATTTTCAAAAAGATTATGAGTTAGTTCAATCAAATATTAAGGGTCTTATAGGAACAGGTAATATTGCTTTAGAGAGTGCCCTTAAAGTAGCCACAGAATCCGACAGCCCGCGTGCTTTTGAAGTCGTTGCTATTCTTTTAAAGACAATGGCTGATTTAAACAACAATGTATTGGATGTTCACAAAAAAGCCAAAGATACTACTGCATCAAAAGTAGAAGTAAAACAAACAAACAATTCTGTATTTGTTGGATCTACCAAAGATTTACAAAACATCTTAAATAAAGATAGAAGCACCGAAAAAGATGTGGTTGAGGGTGAGGTTGTGAATGACACTAAACAAAGATAATCAAGGTTATAGAAACAATCCAAAATTAAAACTTCCGGGTGTTGAACTTCAATATACCAAAGAACAACTTGAGGAGTATATTAAGTGTGCAAAAGACCCGGTATACTTTTGTGAAAATTACATTAAAGTAAAAACTCTCGATAAAGGTATAGTT